ATAATTTTATGTAATATTGCGTTTCTGTTTTTCTAAAGGCACAAACACCCTTAAATGAAGCAGATGCTAAAGCGTATTGCTCAAATGTAACTTCTATTTCTTTGTCATATTCTATTTCCATATTATTGTTTTTTTAGTTCTTGTATTTTGTCATATTCACTTTGTAGCAACCAACCATCAGTTGTATGTTCTAAACCAACCCAAATAAATTCATTACCTTTTTTTTTTCTTTTTGAAATTCCAATTATAGGTGTTTCAATCCTAACATCAATCAAATCTTTTACACTTATTGGTACTTTACTACGTTCTTTTAGTTCTTGCATCATCTGGTCAGCTTGAAGTCTGTTTTCAGCTTCCATAATAATCGGTTTGTCATTTCCAATGAAGTAGTATTTGTAAAACCTTATAGTTGCCATAAATGAAATAGATAATTTTTATAATGATTTCTGATATAAGTACCGAAACCTATTTTTTATACAGATAAAAATTTTACTTTTGGAAATAATAACATCATTATCCATAGTAGTGTTTGTTGTTTAAGTTTCTTGGTAAAGGGGAGGAGTAGTTACCTTCCCTTTTTTTTATTTAAAATTAATGTGGTAACATATCAAATTCGTCAATATCATTAATCAAAATAGCATTTCCAGAAATAAAATCACTTGGTAATATTGCATTTTGTTCATGTGAAATTATAGTTGCTAATTCGTTATATTCCAATTCTTTAAACTTACCTTCTTCATCAATAATCAAACATGAATTATTTTGAAGATTTATAATTTCCATTGGCGACTTATAAAAGTCTGAACAAATCCTTGAAATCAAATCTCTTATTGATTTTATGTCGATATGTTTCTTTTGATTGTCTGTTGTTAATAATATTGCTTTCATTAAATTAATTGCATTACATTAGGATATTGTTTCTCTAATCTACCATATTCTTTCCACGCTTGTATCATTTGCATTAAGGCAAACTCTAATCTGCAATCCATAGTGTCTTTTCTTATCGATTCAATAAATTCTTTGTAAAATCCAGATTCAATTAAAAACTCATCATTATTAGCACTCCAAACAAAAGTTTTTAAAGCACTTGCAATTGATGTAGAAAAATCATCTTCATCTTTTTCAGTCAATCTTGGTATTGCTTTTAACAATAATGCTCCAGAAAAAATTTGATTATCTACTGGATTATCCATAATCTTCATAGATTCTTCTGCAAATTCTTTTTTTGTTGAAGGTAATTTTGCCATTGAGGACAAAACATTCAAAACAATTTCGTTCATCGATTCTTTGTTGATACGTTTCATTTTCTTTTTAGTTTATAAATAAATGGCACACCTTCTTTTTGCACTTGTTTAATCGCAGAATAAATTTCTCGCATTTTTTCTCTGCTATCAGCTACTGCTACCGAATTAAAATACCAATAGTACTTATTATTCAGTTTTAAACCAAACTTATAAAAATTTCCAGAAGGAATTTTATTAAAGTTATTAGTTTCATTTAGCATAATCATATCAATGCCTAACTCTACAAATTTTACAAATCCGTAAGTTTTTTTCTTTTCCAGTTCAGTAAATGGAATCAGTTTTAAATTCATTTTCTTGGTTTTATAAGAGCAAATATAATTAAAAAAATATTATAAACAATAAGAATGTTATAAAAAAAATAAGTTATTTTTTATAATAAGATTCAATTAAATTAATTGTTTGTAAAACATCTGTTTTGAATCGAAGTAATTATGTACTATTGCTCGGTTTTCTGGTGTATCTCTGTAATAAATACAATCTGTTTTATAAGAATCAAAATCACTTCCTAAAATTTCAGATAGTTCATACATCATGTAATAACAACTATATCTTATGTCTTTATAAACATCCAGCAACACTTCATCTTTTTTTCTTTTTATCTCTTGCTTTGTTAAAACGCCATTTTCGTAAATATCATAAACACGTTCAGTTCCTAATGTAGATAATGTAGCCAAACGTAACGCTTTAGCTTTTTCAACTAAACCTCTTTCGTATGTTTTTTCAGAAATATATCCTTTAGTGTAAGCAATTCTCCAAAAGGCATGATTTAAGTCAGTACCAGTAATTTTACCTTTATCATGTTCGTAATTGTAGTTGTATTTAGAAACATCAACTAAAGGTGGTAAAATAACTTCTGGATTGTCCATTAAATAACGTTTGACATCATCCCTAACAATTTTAAACATATAAATCATATCTGGTGGAAAATTTTTTCTTCCACACGAAAATATAGTTAGTTTTTTATCAAAAATGAGTTCATTAACTTCTGTTCCCTTACGGACAACAAAAGAACCTTTCCCACGAATCAATCTATCTAAAAAGTTTTCAATTTTTCCAGTTGAGTAAGCTCTTTTGTTAATTTCTAAATCTTTTACTTCTTCCATAGTAATGTAAAATATTAAATTTCTCCTCCTTTATTAAGTTTTTGTTTTAATTCTCTAAATGCAATTTCAAATAGTTCTTTTGATATTTTTTTAGATTCATATAATTTTTCTAAATTTTTTAAAGTTTCTAAAGACAACTTTTTTTCTTCTTCTTCTTTACCTTCAACTTGTTTTGGTCTATCTTTTTTTTCTGCTTCTTTTCTTAAATCACGTTCTTTTTTTCTGGCTTCTGCTTCACGATTTCTTAAATCTCTTTTTCTTTTAGCTTCCGAAGATAAATCACTTTCTCCTACAATCTTTAACGATTCATCTTTATCTCCCTTAATATCATACGATGAATCTAAAGTAGTTATCAACAAATAGTATGAACATGGCTTTCCATCATCCTTTTTATTTGGTGCAATCATTGTTTTAAAAATTAACATTTCATCTGAACCAAAATTCTTTAAACGCAAATCTTCAACTATATCTTTAGGATTAATTAAATCAGATTTTTTTATAATTCCAGTATCAATAATGTTATCAAATCCAACTCTAATTTTTAAATTTGGGTCTAATGTATCAACAAATTCAGCAAACAACCACCAATTCTTATCCATCAAATCAGATGTTGTTAAATCAAAAACACTTGCACAAATTTCTATTATAGGTGGCGGTATTTTATCATATTCAATAGATTTTTTATCTAAAATTGAATTAATTATACCATCAACATCTGTAACTTTAATTTTTGAAATTGGTCTGCCCTTGTATAACTGAAATAAATTAGCAGAAACCCATTTTTGTGAATCGTTCCATGTAAAACCTAAATTTCTTTTTTTAGAAATTTTATAAATCCTTCTGGTAAGTAAGACAAAAATCTGTCTTGAATAGTTCTTTTTCATTTACTAATCTTGGTATTTTTTATATTTTTTAATTGTAGATAATGATAATCCAAAATGTTTACTCGCATCTGCTAAAGTACTATCTTTACAATAATCTGCAATTTGAGATTTAATTTCTGAATCTACTGGAGCAATTTTCATACCAATATCAGTTAGTTCATTTTCTCTGCAATGGTAATTTATTGTACCTCTTGAACAATTCAATTCTTTTTGTATTTCACGATATGATTTTCCTTGATTTCTTAAAGTTAAAATCTGTGGTTTTAAATTTCTTTTTATAGCCATTTTTTTATTATTTTGGTTACTGGTACAAATATAGTAATTAGTTACAAAAAAAAGTGCATTTAGCACCTTTTTTTTAAAAAACTTTCACATGGTTTCATTTGAATAAACAAAGAGGAGTTACCATGCAATTATTTTAATATTCCTACACCTAAAGGTTTAAATTGAAATTCAATATTTGAATTAAATTTTGGTAAATTAGCAAAAACTTGTGAATAATCTTTTGTAGAAACTGGTGTAGTTTCATCAACTATTGTTTCTTCTTCATCTTCGCCTAATTGAACAGAAGTTTTATCTATGTTAAGACTTTTGTTTGATAAAGCATAGTAAACCATTGCTCCAACTAATCCTAATCCAACTGCTAATCCTAAATAACCTAATATTTTTTTGTTTTCTGTCGTCATAATCTTTTTTTTTACATTACACCTCTAAATAATGTTCCGTTAATAACTCTACCATTTGTATTCATACCATTAGCACTTAAAGTTGCTGGTGCATTATATAAATCTCCTTTATTTTTAATGATATTATTTTGATATTCTTCACTTGATACTGGCAAAACATCTTGACTTAAACCATAACTTTTAGGATTTTCACATTGATATAAAAATGTAGCTTTCATTTGTTCATACGCTACTTGCGATGCTGGTCTAATTGTTTGTGCATATTCGTTCCATTTTTGCTCACATGG